CGCGAACGGCGGAGCAGTTGTTTCGTCTTCTGGCAATACGACAGGTAATGGCGCAGTTACAGCAAGTGCAAACTCTGTAAGCACGACACAGGGTACATCAACAGGAACAAGCAACTCTCAACCTGTTACAATGATGATTGTGCAATCATCAGGGTTCTCTGCTGGCACTAGCGTAATAAGTACAATAACAGCAACAGTGGCAGCGGTAATGTGCAATGCCACAGGCACATCAACAGTGCATGGCACAACAGAAGGTGGTGTCCACTACACGGCGATTGGCGATAAATTTAATATTGCGCTTGTGTTATCTCCGTACCAAATCACACTGTCTGGCAACCCATATAACATCTCCCTTAACTAAGGAATCATTTATGCAAATAACTAGAACTAGGGGTGATACTTACGCAGACAGTTTCACCATCTCTAATGCAGCAACAGGTGATGTGGTGAATCTGGCGGGTTGCTCTTTCAAGTTGACACTTAACTCTGTTCAGAACCCCGTAGATACTACAACACAAGTGTACCAACTTGACGGTGTTATTACAGACGCCGCAACAGGTGTTGTAGAGTTTGCCCCTACAGAGGCTCAGGCAAATCAAATTGGATTTTTCTACTTTGATATTGAGATGACGGATGGACAAGGGTACAAACGCACACTTGTGAAAGACTCATACATCTACAAACAAGACATCACTAAGAGTGCGTAAAATTTGACAAGAAGCCTTGTTGATGATATAATTCTGAATTAAAGGAGAAGGCATTGGGAGTATTCTCAGACCATCTTAAGAAGAACATCGAACGTGTTCTGCAAGAAGTGAACTACAAGATTACTTGGGTTGCCTATCAATACTTTGTCCGTATTGTTCAGAATTCTCCCCATGTAGGTGACGGTCCGTATGTAGCGGGCCATTTTGTTGCCAACTGGTTTCCTGCTGTGAACAGCTTCGACATGAGCATCATTGGAGCTACAAGCAACGGTTCAGATAGCATAGCTAGGATTGAAAGCATTGTTAAGGAAAGCAATGCTTTCTTTCAGAAGGACGGGTTTGTTTCTTTGTCCAACAATCTTAATTATGCGTTCCGTGTCGAATACGCTGGCTGGCCTGCTGGTAAAGACCCAATCTCCGGTTGGACTTGGACTGGTATGCGCAGAGTGTATGCACCTGTGGCTAACTCGTTCACCTATCTGAAGACAATCATATGAACATTCGGCAAGAAGCTGAAACGGCTGTAGCAACATTTGCAGCAGCACAAACGCCACCCATCCCTATCGCATACGAAGGCGTCCCTTTCGTTAAGCCTACCAATGGCCCCTATCTAGAAATCTTGTTCCTAGATAGCGCGTCAATGAATGCCACGGTGGATGCTTCTCGTATCAGGAAGTACGGCACCTTTCAAATCAATTGCTATACACTGGACGGCAAGGGCATGCGGGAGCTTGAAGCTCTCACAGAAAACATCATAGCACTGTTCCCTGTGAATGACAAGGAACGATACACAACTTTCTCAGTAGAATCTCCTCCGAATGCTAGTCCTCCTATGCAGGATGCAAAGTTCAGGATGGCTGCTGTGAGGGTGAAATATAGGCAAGAAATTTAACCAATTCTAAAGGAATTTAAATGGCTGTTATTACGCAAACCAACAACGTCAGCACAGCTACTTCTGCTGTAGCCGTTACAACCACTGTGCTATCCGCTTCGGACACTCTTACTTATGTTGCTGGTTCGGGTCAAGTGCTAGAGCTTACGAATGATACCGCTGGCACTCTTACTGCGAATATTGACGGTAGTGGCTCTACCACTCTGTTTGTGCAGGGTCTTGGGCAGACTGTTGATGTCAGCGCTGGCTATAACGTTGCTCTGGCTGCTGGTCAGACTAAGCAAGTAAAACTTGACAATATTTCTGCTTGGTTGCAGGGCGTTGTTACTGTCACCGGAGCTTCGGGCGTAAAAGCTCGGCTGTGGGTTTAATTTTTAAAATTTAAAAGGAAATAAAATGGCTGGCTCTTCTGCTATTACTAGCGCAACTACAAAACTGTATATCTCGCCTAACCTCCCTTCTTCGTTTGACCAAGCTGGCTATACTGCTGTCTCAGGTTGGATTCTTATCGCTGAGGTCAGCAATATGGGTACGTTCGGTGCAAAAGCGGGCACCGTGAAGCACGTTCCGATTGACACCGCAGTAGTTGTCAAACGTGCAACAAGTGTCGATGCAGGCACACTCTCGGTCACTTTGGCTCGCCACGCTGGGGCAGATGTCACTGCACTGCAAACTGCTGCTAACAATCGGACCTCGCAGTCGTTTAAAGTGGTCTATCCCACCGCACTTGGGGTGTCGGACTACTTTACAGGCATCGTACTTGGTACACCCACCACAGTAGGAACTGCGGAGCAGATTCTGCAAATGAACGTTGACATCGAACTGGATTCGATTCCGGTTACGTTCTAATAGGAGAGGGCTCACGCCCTCTTTAAGTAACAAGAGTACCGCTGTGAAGCGCCTCTATAAATGTTGTGAGAAGTGTCGGTAAAGCACTTCTTAAGCATTCTTTGTTTAGAATATTTAAGAAGAACTTTATGACGAGAAAGAAGACGACTGAAGAATTCGTAGCAGACGCGGTTAATAAGCTTGGGTGTAGGTATGACTACTCTTTAGTGGAGTACAGAGGTGCAAATTACAAAGTAGCTATTAGATGTCATGAGCATGGGTTGTTTTACCAGACTCCAACTTGCCACTTAACACTTACTTATGGGTGCCCTAAATGCTCAAGAAAAGAGCAGTCGCGCACAAAAATTGCAAAAAGGTCTGAAACATTCTTAGACGATGTAGTTTCCATACACGGTGACACTTACATCTTAGATAAAGTTGTCTACACCGGTAAAAATAATAAAATCACTGTTACTTGCAGGGAACATGGAGACTTCCTAATAGGTGCTACATCGTTCCGAGTAGGATGCGGTTGTATCAAGTGCGCTAAGAACGGATATCGTCCAAATAAGGCTGGTAGTCTGTATGTTTTAGTGGCAGACGATTACACAAAAATCGGGATTACAAACAACAACCTGATACAAAGATTAAAAAGTGTCTCAAAGACATCTGGAAAAAAGTTTGAAATTTTAAAGGAGTTTAGTTTCTGCGATGGCGCAGTCCCTCTAAGATTGGAAACGAAACTTTTAGAAATTTTAAGGTCATTATACAAATCCCCAACTGAGAAATTTGACGGCTGTACAGAAACATTTTTACAGTGTGACAACAATTTTGTAATTTTAAAAATAGAAGAATTAATAGTTTCATTAACTGAGGGGCAAAATAGCCCCTAACAACTCTACCATAAAGGAATTTTAATATGTCGTTCGAACTCAATCAACTCGCTCTTGAAGACCAAGCTGCACTGCACCTCACCCATCCGGCAACTGATATGCCACTGTACGCTGACAAGGAAGAAACCAAGCCTGTACAAATTATCCTCAAGGGCCAAGCTTCGCAAACCTATGCACGCGCTGTGGACGCGATGATGAAAGCAGCAGCGAAGCGCGGCAAGCGTGAAGCCACTCCAGCAGAGGCGCGCGAACAAAGCGTAAACTTCCTTGTTGCTCTGTCGGTCACTGCTGAGAATCTTACGCTTGACGGCGAGCCTGTAGATTCCCAAGAAGCTTTCCGTAAACTGTACTCGGACGAGCGTTTTGGTTGGATTAAAACGCAGGTTAATGAGTTCTTGGGAAAGACGGAGGCGTTCTTGAAATAATCGAAGAACAGCTTCTGCTATATGTCAGACAAATGGCGTGGCTTGGTGCTACGCCTGACAAGCAAAGCTGCTCTCGACTAGAGGCCATTCAAAACAATGTGCCTCTTATTCAAGAACGAATAGATTCAGATTTACCTGAAGACAATATAAGCAGTACAACAATAGCTCCTTTAGAGGTAAATTTGCCCGAAATCCCCTCGGCTTATGCACACCTAAAGGAGCTATTCTTTTTATCAGGCCAAGGAACTAGCACTGGCATGGGCCTTGCTCCGCTATCTTGGCAGGAGTTGCAAGCCTTCCGTACAGAGAACAAGCTAGAGCTAACTCTTTGGGAGCGGCAGACACTGAAGAAGATGTCAGAAGCATACTGTGCTGAAGCATCTCGTGCAACGGACCCGAAACGTCCTGCACCATACGCACCACAAAAAGAAGATGAAGAAGTAGACAAGATTGCATTGGCAATAAAGATGCGCGATGCGTTGAATGCATTTAGAAAGGCTTAAATATGGCACTAGAGGCAAGCTCACTACAAGTCGTGGTTTCCGGGTCGGGTATCGAGGCGACAACTAAACAACTTAACGACCTCGCAGCGGCTGGCGAGAAAGCCGAAAAGAGTACAACTAAGCTTGCTCAATCCTCTAAGGATAGTTCCAAAGCCCAAGTAGATGCTGCCCAACAAGCTGCCTCTCAGTACAACGCCATCATTGATATGATGACGGAGAAATCCAACACATATTATGCCGACAAAGCTGCCAAAGCTGCTATTGCTGCTCAGCAGGAGCTTTACGATGGCATGGTAATGATGGATAAGTTGCGTGCCGGTGCTGAAGGTTATTACGCCGATCAGGCGGCCAAGCGAGAGAAAGACCATCAAGATGTATTGGCGAAACAGCAAGCTCAGAAGAACGCTGCTGAGGCACGCTATGCTGCTGAACAAGAGCTTGCCAATCGCATGAATGCTGCCTTCGATAAGCGGCAAGCTACATCTATTGACGATGCTCACTCTGCTGCCATCATCGAAGATAAGAAACGTGCATGGCAAGCTTTGGGGCAAGCCCAAGCTGAAGCACTCAAAATCAACCGGGAATTGGATGCAGCACAGAAGGCTCTTGAGAACGACCACGGCAAAGCTATTATCGAAGATAAGCAACGTGCTTGGAAAGCTCTTGGTCAAGCTCAGACTGAAGCTATGGCGATTAATGCCAAATTGGATGCTGACACAAAAGCTCTGAAAGCCGATGGAGATGCGTTCACAGCTATGCTTAAGACGCAAGCTGAAAAAGTTGGCTTGACTACTAAAGAACTCCGCGAATATAACGCAGAACAGCTTCGTACTAAAGCAGCACAGCTTGGACTTATGCAGGCAGGCAGTGAGTCCAAGGATAAAATTGACGGTTATATCAACACCATCAAGAATGCAAAAGGCCCGCACGAGTCCTTTAACCTCCTCACCGCAGGCTCTGCACGCGAACTGATGGTGTTGACTCACGAGCTTAGCCAAGGGCAGTTTCAGCGCTTTGGTGGCTCTCTTATCGTGTTGGCAGAACGTATTAACTTCTTGCCTAGCGTGCTTGAAAAAGCTGGTGCTTTTGCAGCAAGCCTTGGAGTGAGTTTGGGAGTGCTTGTTGCTGCTGTGGCTGCTGTTGTTGCAGTGGTGGGTACAGCAATATGGACATTCACTAAGAGTGGTACCGCACTGAAAGAAATGCGCAATGAAGTGATTTTGACAGGTCACTCAATCGGTGTTACAGGCGATCAACTGTATGACATGGCTAACAAGATTGGCGAGGCTACAGGCAAGTTTGGTGCTGCTCGTGAAGCTGTTATCCAACTGGCATCCACTGGCAAATTCACTGCTGACCAAATCAAGTTGATTACTGAAGCTGCTGTAGGTCTTGAAAAGTATGGTGGTGTTGCAATTGACAACACAATCAAGCAATTCGAAAAGCTTGCTGCTGAGCCGATTAAAGGCGCTCAGCGTGGATTCAAAGGTGTGTCTGAAGCAGCAATGGAGCTTGATAAGCAGCTTCATTTCCTCACTCCACAAATGCTGGATGAAATTATCCATTTGGAGCGTATTGGAGATGCAGCAGGGGCATCCAAGAAAGCAATTGGTAGTTTGGCCGAAGAAGAGAAAAAGCGTGTTCAGGAGCTTAAGAACAACCTTACTCCTATTGGCGTCCTGTTTGACACCATTGCCGAGAAGGCTTCTAAGATGTGGAATAACGTATTCCATAAGAAGTCGCTGACAGAGCAACTGGAAGATGCCAAGGACAATCTCGCTCAGATTCAAGGTGTGAATGGTGTACATCCTGAACAAACCCACCAAGCCAATGCTATTGCAGAAGTGGCTAGGCTTGAAAAGAAAATCAGGGATCAAGCTGAGAAAGAAAAGCAAGAGCAGCACAACAAAGAGGTTGCTCGCACAGCAGAATTGGCGCTTATCCATCGCCGTACTCTGCTTGATATGGGCAAGGATGAGGATACTCTAACAGCACAAACTGCGCGCGATGCAGCAGACCGTGCAGCGATTAAGGCAGCAGGGCTTAAGTCTGAACTATTCTCTGCTGAAGCAGATGCCGAAGCAATGGCAATCATTGAGAAGAAATACAAGCAGAAAGTTACACCAACTCCCGGCCTTGGTATGTCCAAGGTGAATTCGCGTATCGCTGAATTGCAAATGGAGTTTGAGAAGGCTTCTTATTTCGCAGATAAGGAAATGAAGCTGGAGCAAGACAAGGCTAAGCATCATGAAGTGTCTGCCCTCAAACTTTATAACGATCAGCAGAAGTATTTCAATGATCGACAGAAACTGATTGATGATACAGAGGCAAAAGAGATTGCTGCCACTAACCTATATGACCACGGTGCGAAGAACAAGGACAAGCTGGCAGAAGAGGCTGCAACCAAACGTTTTGAAATTGAGAAGCGCTACGACATGCTGCGAGGAAAACTTGCTGCTGATCGTGACGCTGCTGACAATGCTTTGGAGCGTGCAAACAAAACTGCCGAAGACAACCGTGAAGAAATGTATGTCAAAGGCACTCAAGCTATTAACGCTGAGACTAAGGCTCTTCAAGACAAGATTGCTGGCTACAACCTGATCCCTGAAGCTGTCCGCAAGGCTGGCCTCAGTGAGAAGCAGATGCAGGATTATTTCACTCAAGCTGAGATTGACAATATCCAAGAGCGCATTGACGCTCTGAAGCAGTTCGATGGGGTTGACGGCACAATGATGGCTGCTGAACTCTCTCGTTTGAATGCTAGGAAGAATGCTCTTGATGAGAAACGCAAGGCACAGCAAGCTTGGGAGAATATTCAAAAAGGTAATCAAGAAGCTCTGAACACACCAGCAGCAATGAAAGCAAACGCTGCTGAACAAGTGAAACTGTGGAAAGATGCTGGCAATGAGATTCAAAAAGCGCTCACACAAGCCTTTGGTGAATCCGGCAAGGCCGCTGGGGAAATGTTCAAAGCATTCTCTGAAGGCCAAGCCAATCAGATTGATCTGACACAAAAGGTTGCTGAAGCTAACCGCCGCACTGACCTCTCAAAAATCGAGCAAACACAGCTTATTACAGCCCTGCAAAATCAGCAAGAACAAAATCAGTTGAATATGTATGGCAACTTGGCAAATGCTTCGTCTGGATTCTTTGATCATCAATCCAAGGGCTACAAAGCTATGCAGTCGATTTCGCAAGCATACCACTTGGCTGAAATGGCTCAAGCTCTTGCTTCGATTCCTGTAAAACTGGCTGCTGGTGCTGCAACAATGTTTGCTCAATCTGGCTTTGGTGGCTTTGCTGGTGTCGCTGCAATGACTGCTCTTGTTGCGGGCTTTGGTGTGGCAATTAGTGGTGGAGGTGGCAATCCTTCTCATCCTGAATCTGCCGCAGACCGGCAGGCTAAACAAGGCACTGGCAGCATCCTAGGTGATGACAAAGCTAAGAGCGACAGTATTGCTCACTCCATCTCCATCCTTGAAAAGAACAGCGGACTAGGGCTGGCTCAAGGTAATGAGATGGTGGGATATTTGAAGAATGTCTCTGACAACATTTCAAGTTTTGCTGCCTTGGTAGTTCGTACTACAGGCATTACCGGCGCTACTGATCCTGATTTCAAATCGTTCAGTAGTAAAGGTGTCGGCCTTGCCGGTGCTGCTGCTGGTGGTCTTGGTGGCGCTGCACTTGGTACGTACCTCGGGATGGGCATGGCTGCAATTGGTGGGCCTCTTGGCTTAGCAATTGGTGCGGGCCTCGGTGCAGTGCTTGGTCATGGTGTTGTCGGCAAAGCCTTGAGTTCTGTATTTGGTGGGAGTACATCTGTTACTGACACTGGTCTTACGATGGACAAAGCATCTATTGCAAGCATCATGTCTAACGGTGTAAATGCAAGCCAATACACTGACACTAAAACTGACGGCGGATGGTTCCGTAGTGACAAGTATAACACAAGTTTGACATCGCTCGGCAAGGAGACCAACGATCAGTTTGCAAAGATTATTGTCGGACTGTCGGACACCATCACTGCTGCTGCCAAATCTCTTGGGGTTTGCACTGATGATTTTACAGCACATCTGCAAAGCTTTGTTGTAGACATTGGAAACATCTCTCTCAAAGGGCTTTCTGGTGACGAGATTCAAAAGCAACTCCAAGCTGTATTCAGTAAGCTTGGTGACGACATGGCACAGTATGGCCTGTCTGGATTCGAGAAGTTTCAGAAAGTTGGGGAAGGCTATCTTGAGACGATTGCTCGTGTAGCTAACGACTTCATGCAAGTGAAGGATGTATTTGCTGTTCTTGGTAAGTCTCTCACTGCTGTAGGTGTAGACGCAGCAAATGTTTCCGAGAGTTTGATCAGTGCAGCAGGTAGTGTAGAAGCTCTTACGAAGAATACAAAAACCTTCGTTGACGG